CTTCTTCTGACTTAACAGTAGTACGTGCCTTGATACTATCAGCGATCCTGCTACGTCCACCCGATGGATTGCTATCCTCTTCTGCTTCATCACAGTCAGTAATGCGTAATGTATCTGGATCAAATGCTAGATCAACCTTCTGTCCTACTCCACTACTGGAGCGTGTCTTCATGAACTGGATCTGATAGCGCCCACGTTCACGCATAGCCCTACTAGTAAAGATGCCAATCACATTATCTGCTGTTTGGATCTTAGATAGTCCACCACTGATATGGCTGTGATCAAACTCTACTTCTTCCACTGCTGCTCTGTTTAATTGGCTTGCTGTTACAGTGATAGCCTTGATCTCCATAGCAAAGTTACGTAGTTCTTCACTTACATACTTGTCCTTAATGAATAGGTTCTCTGGACTGATCTTGATTGATATTGGCATCAATAGATCTAGATAGTCGATTAAGATAACATCTGGAGTATATCCTTTGCGGATGCTATACTCTTTGACATAGGCACGTAGGTCATTTACGTTCTTACCACTGGGCATATACTTGACCTGTATAGCACCACTCTTCTTACCTGCTACTCTTACTTTAAGTTCAACTTCATCGATGCTCTTAAAGATCTCACGGGTAACGATACCTGTGATCATACTATCAATACGCATACTGGTCAGTGCTTCACTAAGTTCGAATGTTAAGTATAGCACATTAAGTCCGACACTTGCGAAGTTAACTGCTAGATTCTGTAGGAATAGACTCTTACCTGCGCCCGATCCACCGCAGAAGATGTTTAGTTCACCTCTATTGAAGCCACCGTATAGTTTCTGATCTATGGCTTTCCATCCTGTGCTTATCTGTCCATTGTTATCTTTCAACATCAATAATCTCTCCCTTGGGTTTGCGAAATAGTCTGTGCCCATATCTTTAGCCAGACTTATCTGTATTGCGTCTTTGATTATCTTCTCTACTGGGCCGTAGTCTCCTTTTTCAAGTAGATCAGCACTGGCCAGGATCGCTCTCTCTAGTGCTTTGTGCCTAGAGAATCTTTCAAACTCATCTAGCAGCCAATCATAGTTCTCTTTAGGAATATCTGTAGCATCTAGTAAGTCCATACCTGTTTCTGCACGGACGATTCGTAGTTCAGGCATTACTTTGTATTTGTCTACATAGTCCTTGAGATACTTTGCTACTGGCTGTAGTTTACGATCGAAACTTTCATGTTCGAATATGTTCTGCACTCGCACAAAGGTTTCGGCATCTGCTAGGAACATCTCCAAGTAAAGTTTCTGTGTTTCGTAGTTATAATCAGCCATACTATACTATATTACCTCTTGTTGTTAGGTGCAATCTTATATTTGGGCAGTGTGTACCGGAACGTTATAGTACTTGCTAAACAATTGTGCATCTCTACGATCGTTTGCTATAGGTTGTCCTTTGATATTTAGGCTAGTATTAAGCAATACAGGACAACCAGTTTCTGCATACCATACTTCTAGCAACTGTCGAAACCCACTTCCATCTTTTGGAACAGTCTGTACTCTACTAGTATTATCGTGATGTACTATAGCAGGTAGTTCATCTGGTCTAGTACATTTAACAGCATACTGCATAAAGCGTGATGGATATTTGAGATCAAAGTATTCACTAGCGTGTTCTTCTAGGATAGCAGGAGCAAACGGACGGAACTGTTGTCTCTTCTTGATATCATTTACCCTAGTCTTTATAACATTTGATCTAGGATCTGCTAGGAGACTTCTATTACCCAATGCTCTAGGGCCAAACTCTGCTCTACCATTGGCAACACCAACAGGTATGCCCTTTAGTAGATCCTTTAGTATAGCATCTACAGGATACTTTCCTGCTATATCGTATCCTAGATAACAGTTTTCCCAATTTAGATTATAGCAAGTATGTGCGAGTACAGCACCAACGCTTGATCCACTATCACCCGGATTAGGAAATATCCAAACATCGTCAAAGTATTCCCAAGCGATAGTATTGGCTAGACAGTTAAGAGCGCAGCCGCCTGCTAGTGCTATACGTGTAGCACCTGTCAAGTCCTTGGTCTTCTGTAGTAGTAATCGAAACTGATCCTCATAGATACTCTGTGTAGCAGCAGCAATATCAAATAGATCCTGTACGCCATCTAGTTCCTCTGCCCAATGTGTGCAACCTCTATGGAGATTCATAGACAGTTTATCTCTATCCCACATCTCTTCTAATATGCGATACTTCAGCCTAGTAGGATCTCCGTATGCTGCCATACCCATGAGGATGTATTCATCTTCTTGTGGTTTGAGTCCTATACGTTGTGTCATAGCACTATAGAACAGTCCTAAACTATCAGGGAAGTTCTTGGTCCACTTCTTCTTTAGGTAACCACTACGTCCTTTCCATATGCTTGTTGTATTCCATTCACCTATGCTATCTATACATAGCACAGCACACTCAAACCACGGAGCAGTATAGAATGCAGCAGCAGCATGTGAATGATGATGATCGATGTATGTTATAGGAACATCTTCAATACCAAACTTCTTTAGATATTCTTCTATATTGTTCTGTTTGAATCGAAATCCTTGACCTGCCCATAGTTGCCTTAACGACTTCATAAAGGGACGTTCATACCAACAGATACGAGATGGATGTCCATAACGATTCATTAACTGCCGAACCATCCCTGCTGACAGATCTCTATCGTTCTTCTTTCCAGTATATCTTTCTGTTTGGCTAGCGAAGAGCAACTTCTCATCATCGAATACGGCGATAGAAGCATCGTGGCTATTGCCCGATATTCCCCAAATAATCATCTGTAGATAAACGGATCTCTCTTGCGCAACTCTTCTATGCGCTTGCGAAGTCTACGTCGTTCCATATATGTGTGTATTGGCCATGATAGCCATTCCCATATCTTCTTCATAATTTCATCCTTAATTTAGATTTAAGTTCCGTTGTCTCAACGTTCTTCATGATACTTATCATAGTAGTTAGACGTCCATAACGTTTAATAGCATCACCTGCATCCTTAATATCTTTATCCCAATTAGGAAAAGCGATACTCCATCCTAGTTCAATAGCCTGCCTAGCCATAGTCTCTCCTGCTTTATCTTGATCAGGAACAACGATTACCTGCTTACCTAGCCTGTTGATCTGTAATGCTTGTTCACTGCTAATCTCATTAGTAAGCACAGCCACACCGCCAAGCATAAGAGCATCGATACTACCTTCGAACACTAGCACGAACTTACGATCATAGGGTTGCTTATCTAGATTGAATACGATATGCGGAGGATGTTCGGTTAGATACTTTGGCTTACCTTCTTTACACTTGCGAGCAATGTAACCCATTATCTTACGATCTACTGTTAATGGTATTATGAATCTATCAGCGTACCCAGGATGATCGCTCCAATAGAAGTCACAGTCTTCTAGAGTTAGTCCTCTGCTATAGATATACTCTACTACAGGTATAACACGATCATCTTCTAGTATTAGATCCTCAGTAATCAATCGTGAGTTCTTGGGCATGTCTCTAGGAACAAATTCTGGGATAGCAATGATGTCCTTAGCCGTTTTGCCAGATTCTATCTTTAGACATTCGAAAGCAATACGTTTTACTTGATCATCACTAGCACCTAGCCAGCGTAGCAAGTCCTGCATACGTTTACCTAGATTACGTCCTGGTCTCCAACTAGCCTTCCATCCACAGTTAAAGCAATGATAACTTGCACCACTATCTTCTGTGCGTATTAGTCCACCACGTTTCTTTGTATCACGGGTGTCACCGTTATGGACACAGCAGGGAGCATTGAAGCTAACCCATCCACTGGAGGTTTGCTTTCTTTGCGGAAGCAGAGCAAGTAGTTCATCATATACTGACATATAAGCATTTTAGCTTCTATATAGGATCTTGTCAACCGTGCCTGTATTACTAGGATCGTTTACTGTGCGGAATCGGACGAATGTAAAGACTCCCGTAAAGTTTACATATTGTAATGGGTTCTCAATATTAACAGTATCTAATATTGCCCAACCTTGATTACTTTCGTTGTTTAGTGTAACTTCTATATTAACAGTTCCACTATAGTCTGTGCTATAGATTGCTGCTGTATGTAGTGCATTGTTCTTACCATTTAGTTCCGGTCTAGCATTGACTGCTGAAGTATACTTTCCACTAGGTGTTGTAGTAAATGCATCTAAAACGATCGATGGATATACTTGTGGGAAACTATTGCTTATAATCTGTACAGGAACACTTGCTCCATATTGACTATCACCATAGAGTATAGTCTTCTTACCATTACCGTCTGTGAGATAAGCACTATACATATACATACCGCCGTTGATCGGTTCTAGATCACTTTCGTTTATATTAAATGATACTAAACTATTATCAGATCCTTCTACAGTCTTTGTAAGCATACACTTTAATTCAGCAGTATTGCCATCTAGCAGCACCCAAGATAGTGTTTGTCCCACGGCATTGATTAGTTTTTGATCCCCATTAAGTAGTTTAATCTGGAAACTATTATCAATACCTTTATACAATTTCATGTTTCTTGTGTACATTTTTCTATATCCCATGTCCAAAGGCTCCAGATCTGTGTAAAGAGTCTGGAGGTTCTTGTATAAATACGCAGCTTGTTTTAACATATTTGGAGCCCTTTTTATATTTATGACTAATTTAAAAGATAAGATCCAGGATCAGTTTCCGTTCATCACTGTCATAACATATGGTAATTTAGAATATGTAGGCATAGTAATCAATCAAGACAACAACATAACTAGCATTTATGATTATAATATCTTGAAAGCAGAAGAACACAAGAAGTATTTTTTAGAAATGGGTGATGTATGGTGGTGGGAATCAAACCGTATGTTACCCATAAACATTTTCTTACGTAAAGAAATGGATGTGTTCCGTTATGCTATAAAGAATTTTGCTACTAAGGATGTAGTAATAATCATGGGACCGGTTGTTAATCTACATAACATTATAATGAAACGAGTTAAACGTCGTTCAGTTCAACTAGTCCGTAAGCGTTAAGCGTTCGCATATTAGATTAAGTTGTACTACTATTGCTGCGGCGTATGCGATCGCATGTGATCTCTTAAAGAAATATAGATCTTCGGATGGTCTTTCCCATACTTCTTGCTTTATCGTATCCCAGTTCCTGTCAAGTAGATATCGTTTTGCTGGGCGTATAATTGCCAATACTGCTGCTAGTTCTTCTATGCTAGAGGGTTTAAGTTTCTTTAATATTGTATGATGTTCACTAATATGGAATAATTGTGTAACCACTTCTTCATGTTCTAATAAATGCCACAGTGGTTCTTGATCTAGCAATTGTTTTAGATGTGCTTCATCTTTAACACCTTCGTACATACTAACATTGAGGAAATCTACTTTAAAGTATCCTCGATCTTCAGCAGCCTTATAATCTATAGTTGCTAGATTAGTAAATGGATTGTGTGGGATCGGTTGGAAATAGACACCTGTGTTATGTTTAACAGGTTGTCCTTTTTGATCTCGCATAGCAATATGATGCTCTAATATATCTAGAGCCTTTGTTCGATCAAAGAAATCTATATCAATATCAGGCATTAGTGTTTAACATTACTATCAAAGAACAACAAGGGCAAGTTCTCTTCTAGGAAATCTCCAAACTGTTCTATTTGTTCAGCATCCTCAAATCCATTAAACTTAACAGTAACTTCCAATGTGTCTTTATCTAGTGTGAGGATATAGCGTAGATCGACTTCATCTGGATTCATAGTTTTGCTTCCTTTATAATATTCTTTACAAACTCTGTATCTGTTTTATTTGCTTTAAACTTATCTAACCAGAAAGATAAATCTATCATTGGACCTACAGTCTGTAACTGATCATCTGATAAGTTTTTTAATGTTTTCATTCCATTGTCACTGTTTAACATTATCCAAGGACTAACCTTTCCATCTCGAATATCATATGTTATTCTATTTAGATTAGCATAGAGGAAATAGTGATTCCATTGTGCTTCATTCTTGTTAGCCCATTCGCACATAGTATTGATCGATCTTTCACTTGCTGTTTCAACATTCTCAGATTTGATTAGATCAACAACGTACTTGTCGTATAGTTCTTCTTTGCACCATTTATCAAGAGGTATCTGGCTCTTAATGACCCAATCGATATATTTGTCTGGGTATAGTGGATTTACATTACTCATAAAGCTACCAAACTTTACGAAAGCATTGTAATAGGGACTCTTACAGAATTCTTCGTATGTTTTCTCAGTCTTGCCGTTCTGTGTTAGTTTATAGAACCGATTATAGACATAGAATCCAGATTGTACTCTGCGCTCATCTTTCTGCATATAACGACGCTTAGGTTCACACATATGAACTGCCAGTGTCTTTTCTTTAACAAAGTCTTTCTCGCAGAATCGACATGTGAACTCTTTAGAGATCTTTAATCTCCTTGTCTGTCCAACCGAGCTCTCTAGCAAGTTCTTTAAGTTCATCATTGGTGCTGATTTCCGCTAATAGTTCTAGTTCATCTTGTTTCATATTAGGATATACATCCTCTAGTAACTTAACTCTCTTGCTATTCTTTGTCTTTTTACCTAACCCAAGCCATTCATGATAGAACGTTTTGTTTCCATCCCAATTACACATACATAACAATTGCCACATTAGTTTAGGATGTTTCTGTAGTGTAAACCAATGTTTGTTAAAATATTCGTTTACAGTTAGGACAAAATGTTCAGCGTGTTCTCTATTGCTTGTCTTGGCATTACTTATATAACGATTTAGTATCCAAAGTTCACTCTTAAGAGCCTTACGTTGATCGTCATCAATGTCGTCCCAGAGATTTTTGGCTCCTAGGTCAACGGCGAGTATCTTTTCTTTAAGTGCTATCTTTTCTGTCATCTTTTACAGTATAGTATATAAGCAATAGATTATCAAGTGCTTTCTTAATAGATGTGTTCGTTTCAGATAGTTCTCTTATCTCTCGGAATGCCGTATATGTGAATAAATTAGTTTCGGGTTTCTGTATCAATTCTCGTTCCATACAACCAAACTCTCGACGATAAACAGTTTCACCTAAGTCTGGTGATTCATATATATACTGTTTATCGTCGTTCTCGGTTACTTTTATTTCTATCACATGAGTTTTCCGTATTGTATAACTTCACTCTGTCTACTTATCTCTTTTACAAAGTAAGCGCACGGAGGTTTATCTCCATCTGTTAATGGTGTAGCTAATATATGTCCGTTACGCATCTTTGGAAAATACCATTTAACATCCATGTATATATTAAGTATCTCAATCTCTCCAAAACTAAATTTAAAGTCAGTTAATGGATTGAATACAAATGCATCAAACCCTCGATCAGTAAGTGATGTTAAGGGCACAACTTCTAGATCATTTCCACTCTCTCTACAACCTACTACTATACACCAATCAAGTGGCATCTGTATTTCATGTTTTCCTATCCTAAGTACAACTGCTGGACTGTTAAAGCTCTCTAAGAATATTAATGGTTGGAAAAAGAAATCAGGTTCGTTTGGATTAGAATTATCTAATACTGAGAACCTCATGTTATCATCTACTTCGTCCGGTAAATTGTTTAAGTGAAATGTTTTATTATCTAGTGTTAAAATCTGCATTATACTCTTTCTAAATATCTACCTTTGTTATCGTGAACGGATATTTTGCGTCCTTATAAAATTTCTTACGTTCTGTTAAATGTCTCTTGGCATACTTACAACTTGATGTTATATCCCAGATTTGAACAAAGTCTTTGTCTTCTGCTTTACGTATTCCACGCCCGATAGACTGAATGACGCGAACAAAAGACTTGCCAGGCTCAAGGAGAACAAGATTAAAGATACGAGGAATATTAATGCCCACAGCAGCAACGCCATATGTCGCCACGATAATCTTGTTATCGCTAGTCTTAATCTCGTCATACTCTTCCTTTCGATCTTTAGTCTTTACAGATCCGCTAACAAACACAGCCTCTGGAATAAAATCAATCAACATCTTTCCAGAGTCAATTCGATTAACTAGGACAAGTGTATTACCTGTTAATGCTATCTCGTTTATCTGTTTGCTTAACCACTTGATACGATCTGGATCAGTGACTAGATACTTGTACTCATCAGCATATGAGCGAAACTCTTTAACATCAGTTACTTGTGTAATATTAACATGGCACTGTGCTAGGATACCTTTTTCCTGTAATTGATTAGCAGTAACACGATGGATGACTTCACCAATTGAGCATCGTATCGATTCGTATTCAAATTTTTCTTTAGGAACAGTTCCAGTTAATCCCCAACGTATAGGAGAGTTAGCAAAGTTAACAGTAAGTAATTTCTTTAATACTTCTGCCTTTGCTTGATGCACTTCGTCGATGATGATAGCAGCAACACCTTCTGTAAACTCTGCTAGTGTGAGTAATTCAGTGTCGTGGCTCTTCTTATCTAGGATGTTTAAGCTCTGCCAAGTACAGATCGTATGTGTCTTGTTGAGTTCTTTACGATCTCCGTAATAGACTCCAACATCTAGTCCTACATTGATGTAGTCTTCTTCTGTCTGCTCTACTAGGCTCTTGTTTGGAACGATAATCATTGTCCTACCATACTTCTCGCAGATCTTACTTAAGGTCGCGGTCATGATCGTCTTTCCTGCCCCTGTAGCAACTTCTTGGAGTGCTTGTGGAGTTTCTAGGAAATTATTGATGACCTCAACTTGATCATCACGCAGCCGTATCGGCTTTCCGGCGAATCTATGACCGCTTGGCCAAACTTTGTTTCCCCAAAACTCTTCTGTGATCTTTTCAAAAGCAATTGTAGGGTGTTGCCTGTGATCATCAACTTCTATATCGTAGCCTAGATCATCAAGTATGGGTAGGATTTCATCAAGTTGATTAATGTATCCTGTTCCGCCAACTCCAAAGAATGCTACGGTACCATCCCACCTACCTAATCGATATGAGGGTTGATACCTTGCCCATGGGACTTCATACTTAAATTTGTTTGCTAGTTTCTTCCTAGCTTCAAGACTCAAGCCTTCAAACTTAATGTTAACTTCATCTCTGATAATAAGTTTACAGCTTGACAATGTTTCGTCCTAAAATTGTTTTTAGATTAGTATCTGTATAGTACAGTACATATGGATGATGTTCAATCAATTTCTGTATAGATGTGTGTGAAAAATACATTCCACTAGTAATGATAAACTTAGGCTTAAATCCTGTTCTATATAATACCTTTGGGAGTTTGCTTTTAACAAAAACTACCTTAGTATTCTCATCTAACATATTATTTAAGCTGTTCTGTTTAATAAGTTCGTTGAACTTCTTGTTCATTTGGCTACGGAACAGTACAGTCATTTCCTTCTTGCTAACGCCAATAGACTTAAACATAGTGTACCAACCGTCTAGAGCAGAATGTAAGTTCCTCTCATCAGTTAGTACTACAAGTATTGGCCATTGCTGTATAGCATTAATAGCAGTACTTAGATTTATATCTTCCTTAAGAGAACAAGTGGATCCATCTAACTTCAACATGCTCTGTACAAGTTCATCGTTAGATATCGATGATATCTGTTCAGTTAGTTGTTTACTAGGACTAAGTCCTAAACTCCTAGCTAAGAAGATATCAGGTATGATACTATTAGAACGATGTTCGTTAAAGTAATTAACAACACTCTTATGTGAGTTACGTAATACGAGAGTGTTATCTACATAGTCAACGATTGGTTTATGTTCTTCGAAGTTGTCTTTGATCTCTTTAATCTCGTTGTACCATAGATGTAGTGTAGGATCAATCTCAAATTCAAATTCCTTTAAACATTCGATAATTCCATAGATATTTTTATCTGTTAGATAGAAAAACTTCTCACGATTAACAAAAGTATAATCACCACGATACACACTAAAGATCTTATTGATTTTCTTATCAAATGGTAACTTAACTCTTATGTATTGCTTACCGTCGTTATCATCTAGATAGATCTTCTTTTCTGTCTCTAGAGCACGGAATGGATACTTATAGATTGGATTGTTAACGAGGAATTCGTAATTAGGAATATCCTTGTATAATTCCATATTGTTCTGGAATATGGTTAGTAACAGAGACGCTTGTTTCTCTGTTAATGCTAATGGAGTACTCTTCAGCAGTTGTGAGCTCATGCTAAAGATAACACTCTTATCTCTTGGAGAGAGTTTAGAGTTATCTACACAGTTGCTTGGATCACGTATGTAGTGAGTAAGATCTTCTATGTACATATTCATCATTCTACTATTATACATAGAACCGTGATATATGTCAATTATAAACTTGCATCTTCCATGCCAGCTACACGTAGCTTGATAACATTGCTAAGTTGCCATTGTTTGATATCTAGACCCTTAATGATACCTAACCACTTGTTACGTAGTAGAGCAAACTCATTAATGATTTTTTCAAAGTCTACTACATCGGCTTCACCGTCTACATATTTCTCTACGTCTCGGCTAGAAAGAGATCTTTGATAATTCTCTAGATATTTCTTAAAGAATTGACTACGTAGACGGCGCTGCTCGATATTTAGGTATTCTAAGATAGCTTCAATCTCTTGAAGTTGATTATAACGATGCTCAACTATTCCGGGCATCGATGCTGCGGCTTTCTCAATATTTCCAACTATCTTTACTTCTCTACGAGCTTCAGTAAGTTCGTATTCATAGTATGTAATAGCTTCAGGAATATTAGAAATATCTTGGCTAACTTTAGAATACCATGTCATGTATCACTCAATCGTCATCATAGTCTTCGGGCTCTTCAATATCTAGTGCGATACGTATAGCGTCGTCTAGATCATCGTCGTTTCCTAGAGAGTTTTCGATATGTTGTTCACTTACACCATTTTCACTAAGGATGTCAACAAACTTCTCAGCGACAACAGATAACTGCTTCTTATCTGAATACTCTCTAATTAAGTGCCAAATTTCTACAATAAGTTCTTCGTTCATTCTACTGGTTCTCCGGTAATTTCTTCTACAGCCACTGGTTCAACTGGCTTGATTAGTATATAGTCTAACATGACCATATTCAACAATTCTCCAGTCCACTTCTTGCGATATTCTAAGAATTCATTACCTTTAGAATCTGTATACTTGAGACGATTGCCCTGCTCCTTGATAATACCCTTCTTCTCAAAGAGTTCAAGCAATCCACTATAAGGATTCATACCAGTCTCATAGGGTATCTTGATTTGTAAACTTTCAAAAGGTTTAGCATAACGAGTCTTCATGATCTTACAAGCAGCACGGATACCATTTACTTCCGATACCTTATTACCGTCCTCATCTTCCTTAAGCTTTAGCTTCTTCATAGCAACAACTATACTAGAAGCATATACGAAACCTTGGCCACCTGAGATCTTATCGTCTGGATCAAACATATCTTGGCTTGCATATGTATGATTAGTACACACCATTCCTACGTTATATGATCCGAACATATTAACACAGTTACGCACAAGTGCTGTTAGTGCCTTAGGCTTACGGCCCATGTCACCTTTTAGATCACCTGCTTCGAACTGATTGATATCAGTTGGAGTTAGTAGCATACCTAGACTGTCAACGACAAACAAGACCTTAGGTCTTTCACCGTCTGGCATTGTCTTATATTCTTTCATAAACTCGTGGATAGTTCTAGCAACGTCATCGATCATTGCCATATTGAGTTTAAGCATCTTCTCAGGGCTAGTATCAACTCCTAATGCGTGTAACCACTTTTCATCTAGTGCGTTTTCACTATCAATAAGTACTACGAAGATATCTTGTTCCTGAGCATACTTAACAATGTTACCAGAACAGATATAACTTTTACCAGCACCTGATTCACCAGCAAACACAGTAACCTTACCTAGTGGAATACCTCTATGGAAGTCTCCGCTGATGAGATAGTTTAGTGCGTAATTGCCCGTTGAGACCCAATCAGTTGGATCATTAAATCCTACACCAAGTCCATCAATACTCTTAGTTAGAGTCTTTCTAAATTTTGTAATATCAAATGTTTTTGCCATTCATACCTCCAGATTGTAAAGAGTAGTGGGGAATTGCTTCCCCACCCTTATCTTACTTAGACTGCCTTGCGCGGATCATGCTTAGGATGTCGTTAGCCTTGCTATCACCTGAACTCTTTGTCTCAGCAACAGGTGGTGCGACCCTTGCTGGAGTTGGCTCAAAAGGGATATCGTCATCCTCCACTACTGCTGCTGCCTTAGGCGATGTTGATTGTGTGCGGGTATTCGGATCACCGGTTGCTTGGCTCATGCCAGCAGCACGATAATACTGTCCCCACTTCTCTGCATCGTATGCCTCACCATCAACAGATGCTTCAAACATCTCCTTGATAACCTTTAGCTCTACGTCAGTTGGCTTCTTAGGTAGATAGTCCTTTAGATTAAACAATCCGTGTGCGTTGATAGCCTTAATGTCATTATCATTGAGTGCCCGCTCACGACGACCCCACTTTGATGTAGAATAGTCAGCAAATCCACCCTTGCTTGTCTTAGCAATACGGAAGTCTAGACCATGCTGATAATCAGTTGGGAGATCCTCAATCTCTGGATCAAGTAGTGCTGCACGGACGATCTGGAAGATCTGGGGACCGAGGATAAACCTACGGATAGGATTCTCTGGAGTGTTATCTTCCTTAATAGGATCATCAACAACAATACCTTGGAATAAGTACGAACGCTTCTTCCAGTACTTACGGCCCATATCTTCGAGACTCTTGTCCTTGAACCAGCCGCGTACTTCACTCAATACTGGGCAAGTCTCTCCCCACATCTCTACGCAAGGTACTTGTACCTGTGTAGGACGTGAATCAGTTTCACCCTTAACGCCATTGAACGGAAGCTTAATCATTGCTCGCTCAACCCAGAAAAATGTATTATTTGTATCACCATCTGGGAGGAATCGAAGCAGTGCTTCCTGTCCTTCTTTTAGGTTCCAGAAAGGATAAATTCCATTATCCCCGCCGCCCTGATTGCCAGATGTCTTTGTCTCTTGCTCGCGAAGTTTTGCGCGAATTTCTGCTAATGATGCCATGTTGCCTATCTCCTATGTTGCCTTGGCTTGTGTTTAAATGTGCCTAAAATAAAACTGCACTATATTAC